ATGTTGTTTATCGTCCAACTGATGCTGGGCGTAGTTATATTAATGACTTCAATAAGGAACAGATATGAGTAAAAAAAGAACAATTCAAATAGATGTTATCGGTCTGATAGAAGAAACTGAATTAATGAAATGTAGATTGTATGTTGATGGTCGTGTGTGTGTAATCGGAATGTCACGATATGACTATGAAGAGTTAATGCGAGAAAAAGTGTTTATCCGGGATGGTAAGAGCGTTGATTCTGCTGGTGTGATAAACACGACTAACACTTTTATCGAAAAAGATTAATATTTAAAACCGATATAGGAATGAATATGAGTGGAAAAGATGTATTAAGGCTATTACTTATCAGTTACGGTTTTTGCCGTAATATTGAGATAAGTACTTATATTGGAGATGGTGGATGGATTGGTTACGAAGTATCGGCCAGTAATGACGATGGCATTGAATACTATGAAGTAGATTGTGAAGGTTTACTTTTTAATATATACGAGATACAGAAATTTATGAGAGATGAAAATATTGAACCTCGTTCAATGCTTGGAAACTTTAGCAACAAACATCTTTTTTCAGATGAGTCTTTAAATAAGCTACTGAATATGTCAGAAAATAAAAATTACTGTAAAACAAACCCTTATGAATAGGCGTAAAACAAGATAAAAATGAACAAAGAAGAATTTCAGACAAAGAAAAATGATATTGATTCAAAAATAAGGGAATTGAAGAATCAGAAAATTCAGTTGGAAAAGGAATACATTGAATCCAACCAAGGATTTCCTGTTGGAAGCAAGGTCTGTATAACGGTCATGGCTCATGAAAGGAACAATGAAAGGATATTGGTTCCCGAAGCAAAGAAGTTAGCCTATATCGCAGATTATGAAATTGATGATAACGGAGAGGTTGTCCCATCTTTAAGACAGTTGGATTACAATGGGGGCATGTCAGCAATACCTTTATTTGTTAATTTAAAGAAGGCTATAATTGAATTAGTGTAAATCGATATAGATATGAAACAGACAGTAGAAGAAGCGGCAAGTGAAAATATCCTATTTAATCATAGGACAGTTGACAGAACTTTGAGCGGTAAAGATTTGGCAAAGTTTGGAGAGATTAATTTCGTTCAAGGTGCCGAATGGCAATCCAAGCAATCACCGTGGATAAGCGTTAAGGAACGGTTGCCTGAGCCAAATAAGCTTGTCCTTTGCAGAATGGTATCAAATGGAGCGATTGTTAGTGGCTATATCGTTGTTTCACCTGGGAGATCGCCATACGTTGCGACAGACGGAGGATTTGAATTTGAGGATTGGAACGACTACGAGTGTGACATGTGGATGCCTATCCCTTCTTTTGATGATATACTAGAAGCCAACAAGGATGTACTAGAACGGATTAAAGAGAAAGGAGATTGACTAATGAGATTTATATTAATTATACTTATGATAATCATGTTATTATCTTGTAAAGATGATATAGCTGGTCCTTTAAAAGGTGGAACGATTATTACTGTTAAAGGAGACACTATTAAGTTTTATGGAGGAACGTTGACTTATAGCGTATTTGGAACTAGAGGTATTAGGAGTATTGCAATTAATGATTTAAAGGAGAAAGGAGATTAGATATGGACATTATGAATGAAGAAGAAATATCGAATGCTGTGAGTAGTATAGAGTGCACAAATATAGCAGATACTATAGATGGAGTACAACAAGTAAATGCGAGTTTTGATCCATTACAATCAATATTAAAAAAGGAGGTAAATTATGAGGAATAAGTCTAGATTGAAACATGTGATGGTGCAGGCAAAGATAAGTGTGGAGGCTGCTGATAAATTGGATAAAATTGTGAAGGAATATAAGTTTAACAGCAGATATGAGGTGATGCAATATCTGCTGTCAGCATTTATCGAAAAGGTCGATTGCGAAACAGAATATAATGGAGTTAATACTAATGAAACTGAACTTATGGATATATTCCAGCGGCTTAGAGCTGTGAAGGACAGGGTAAATACTGTTAAACCGTCGGCATATGATGATATTAAAAGAGTGGCATCAGTATTCATATATAGAGTTACCAACAGAAGGAGATATGTATCAAGCTGTATAACAGAAAATGGGGAAGGAATGCACCATTCCTCTAAAAAAGAGCAGGTATTAGAGGAAGTATTTCGGTATTTATATCCGAATTTAGCACAACGATTACTTGTAATCGGACGTAATATAGGAGTAAACGGTTATGATAATATCATCAAGGAGTTACTTGATATGTCTCCTGTATCATCGGATGGTATACATAATGATGTATCTACGGAGGTTAGTGGTTTTATGGGGCAGAATAAATACGGAATGGTTCCGGTTATAACAAGAAACAAAAAAGTAGAAAATGAGCAGGGATTATAATTACAGGAAGATGATCAGCTCCATGGCATGGAGAAAAACAAGAAGAAGAAAACTTGAACAGTCACCGTTATGTGAAGCTTGCAAGCAAAATGGATTGATAATGGCAGCGACAGAGGTTCACCATGTTATACCGTGTGAGTCAGCCAAGACAGTCACTGAAATGAGAGCTCTCATGTTTGATGTGGACAACCTACAGTCATTATGCCATGACTGCCATTCTTTGATTCATGCAGGGATGAAGTCACATAGCAGAGTTAAGGTAAAAGAGAATGCGAACCGTTCATTATCCCGGTTTAAGGAAAGGTTTATCTTATAATCCGGGGGGGGATTTTTTTAAGACCACCCGGATTACTCAAACCCACTCCCACTGGGCATCACGAATTTTAGCTTTGAAAATTTGGATTTGGGGGTGACACTTTGGGATTACTCGGAATAACAACAATATTGTAAAAATAGGTAATATTAAAATATTTAACACAATGAAGAAAAAAAGCGAGGAACAACGGGCGGTCAGCAAAAAAATAAAAAATCAGAGGGATACGATTATAAAAACATTGAAAGATGTCAATAAGTATTCCAAAGAGTTGAACTGTCAGATTGATATATTTTCCCGTCTGTATCTGTTGTTTAAAAAAATCACGGAGGAGGTTTTGGATGATGGATATAATATCGTGTATGAAGAGAAGAGCCGGGAGGGACATGTAAGAAAGCGAATTGACCCTTTGGCAAGAGTTCCGTTCGAACAGGCTTCGCCTTTGATGAAACTATTGAAAGGGTTGAAAATGAATATGGAAATGACTAAGCCTGATGATGGCGGAAGTCGTGGTCCCAGTCCGCTGGATAAACTAATGGAGAATATCAATAATGTGAATGACGGAGAGGACGAATGATGAATGAATGGGATGAGAAAAAAGCACTGAAAAAAGGATATACGGATAGGCTGACATCTGTTGATTTGGATAGGTATAATCTAAGGAAAATAGACGGTCGGCTATTTTCTTATATATATGGCGTGCAGTCCTGCCCGGAGGGGCATAACCTGTACGAGGTCCTTTCTGTGCTGAAATTCCTCCGTCTGATGGACACTTACACGTTTCAGAAAAAAAGAGTGAAAGTGTTTGTAGCCTTATATGAGAGCCTTAAATTTTCGGGGATAAACGGACGCCGCAGTTATAAGCTAACCCCCGTGCAGTATTTCCAGTTTGCCTCTATACTGGGGTTTTACAGATGGGAAGATATAGGCAGCGTGGAAGATATGACGGAAAGAAAGAAGGGAACAAAGGTCGTCAACGGGCGTGTGATGGAGTTGAGGCGGCTGGTAAGGGAGGCTATTCTGTTCGTTCCGAGAAAGTTTTCAAAGACCACCTCTACGGCTTCTCTTGCTGTTAATGACCTGCTTTTTGGGGATGCGAACGCGCAGGCATACACGGGCGCGAATTCAGGGCGGCAGGCTAAGATATGTTTTAATGAGATAAAGGGTATTATTAATCAATTGGATCCGGATAGACGCAGTTTTAAGACAAATCGTGAATGGCTGGGATGGAGGCCTACCAACACATACGGGAAAGAATCCTTTGTGGAATGTCTGTCGGGGGGCGGTGATGCAAAGGACGGTCTTAACGCATCTCTTTTTATCTTTGACGAATATGCGCAGGCGAGATATGTGAAGGATCACTCGGAGGGTGCGGAACTTATGCAAGTTATGGTGTCTTCTATGGGTATGAGAAGGGAGCCTCTGACAGTGATTATAACTACTGCAAGCCGCGTACCTGACGGACCTTTCGCTATAGAGCTGGAAAATGCGAAGAAAGTCCTTTTAGGAGAATATGACGATGATACGCAATTCGCGTCATTGTTTATGCCGGATGAATGGGAGCTTGACGATGAGCGCATGAGTACTCCGGAGCTGTGGAAGAAATGTAATCCGCATATTGGCATAACGGTACAGGAGGGTTATTACCGCCAGATGTGGAACAAGGCGATACGCAACGTTGAGGCTATGATAGAATTTAAAACCAAGTTACTTAATGTCTTTGTTGCAGGCTCCGTAAAACCGTGGATAACACAGAATTTCGCCCATTCCTTGTCCATGAACATCAATTTGGAACAGGTGAAGGGAAGACCGTCTGCTATGGTGGCTTTTGACTTGTCTGTTTCTGATGACCTTTCCGCCGTGGTTTACAATATTTATAATAAGGAAGATAAAAAATTCTATCTGTTTATGGATAGCTATATACCGGAAGAAACAATAGAAACCCACCCGAACCGTGAGCTTTATAGGATGTGGGTAGATGGCGGCTGGTTGAAAGTATGCCCCGGTGCTGTCATAGATATGGACATGATTATAAACGACATATTAAGGCGTGACCGTAATTTGTTTATATGCCGGATAGGCTATGATGCTTACAAGGCAAGCGAGATACGCAACGCGCTTGCAGCGGGACTTTTGGGGAACGGGAAGAACCCGGACAAGATACTACGTGCTGTTCCCCAGACCTACGGGGCGTTCACATCACCGGTAGAATCGCTGGAGCTGGCGGCAAAAAGCCGTCCGGCTCATCTTGTTATTGCTTATAATCCTATCCTATTCTGGAACTTTGGAAACTGCTATATAGATGAAGATAAGATGTGTAATAAGAAACCGTTGAAAAGGAAGGAAAATCTTAAGATTGACGGTGCGATAGCCTCCTTGATGACATTTTGGCTTTACAGTAATACGGAACAGAGGTAACCATAAACAGCATATTGTCCGATATATAGAAGTTATAACTTGATATATGGACAATTTTTTCAGATTTTTCAAAAGAGAATCGGCACCATTGCCGTCATTCATAGACAGTGGTTCGGAGAAGACGGATGAGGAAGCGCACGAAGATTATGGGAAAGCGAAATCTACAGGTGGAGATTATCGGGAGAACATAGCTTATGTGAATTCCCCATGGGCTGCATTGAATATAGCCGCAGTATATCGTGCTGTGAATCTACTTTCAAGTTCTGCCGCTACGTTAACCATCCAATACAAGCGTAAGGACAGGGCGAAAAACTATTTCAAGCTGAGCGACACGAAGGATGGGAAGAGGATAAACTATCTGCTCGGGGCACGTCCTAATGATCGGATGAATTCATATACTATGATGAAGTATACGGTAGCCCAGTTGCTTTTGCAAGGGAATGCCTTTATCTACCCTGTACGTAATTCGTTCCACGAGATCGTATCTTTCATATTGTGTTCCCCCGGCTCGGTAACTTACGATGTATATGCTAATCAATATAAGATTGATGATATAACCAACGGAATAAGTGTGACTGTAGGTCCGAAAGATATACTCCATTTTAAGAACATGTGTCTTGACGGAGGATATTGGGGAATGTCTACCATAGCATACGCCAAGCAGTGTCTTAGTATTACTGCCACATCGGATGGTGAGACGTTGAAACGATTTGCCACAGGCGGACGTTTCAAGGCTATTCTTCAAGACAACACAACTGTCCAAGGCTACGGAAAGTATCAGGACGAGCAATTGAAGAATATGGGAATGGATATTCAGGACACGTTGAACCGTGGAGGGGACATACTGGCTGTATACGGTGACGGAAAGCTTACCCCTATAAGCATGTCATCGGCTGACATGCAGTTTTTGGAAAGCAGAAAGTTTAATATCCGTGAGATTGCCCGGTTCTTCAATATACCACCGAGTAAACTTATGGACGATTCCAACGCCAACTACAAGAGTGTAGAGATGTCCAATGTAGCCTTTTATGTTGAGGCTTTGCAGCCCATAATTACCGAGATAGAGCGTGAATTTGCCGCCAAATTACTTGATGAGAATACCTATATGGATTACAAGTACACATTCGACTTGTCCGCATTGTACGCCCTTGACGTTGACAGCAAGAGCAGATGGCAAAAGACACGTCTGGAAACGGGCCAAGCAACCGTTAATGACATACGTAGGGATGACGATCGTCCGCCGGTGGACAAGGGGGATGATGTGTACATAAGCACAAACCTTGCAGTATTGGGAAGCCCCAAAATGTCTGGGGAAACAGTTGCAAGCTCTACAAAAATAAATGATAACAAGGAAGGAGAAGACGATGAATAGAGAATTGCGTGTGCTGACGCTTGAAAAAATGAAAGCGCAGATAAGGGATGTGCAGGATGAAGAGTTGGAGTTGTTGCATACATGGGGCATGGCGTGTGAGAGTGTGATTATAGATATGACAAACCGCACATTCGAAGAGTTGGAGGCATGGGAGGACGCTCATGGAAAAGGATTTCCCGAAGCCTTGGAATCGGCTATGTTGCTACTTGTAGCCCATTTGTTCCGGAACAGGGAGCCGGTTTCATCCGTAACCCAGAATATGGTTCCTTTTACTATATCAATGCTTGTAAAGCCTTATGTGAAATTATCAAACAGAAGTGAATCATGATATCAGCAGGGGCATTAACGGAAAGAGTGGATATTATGACCCCGGAAATAAGCCGTGGTAGCATGAATGAACAGGTAATCCAATATCGGAAAGCAATTACCGTATGGGCTAATGTGCAGTTTCAAAGGGGCGCTCGTGCTCTGACTGCCGGTGAAGCGTGGATGAACAGTTCGGTAGTTGTAACGATGCGCTATATGTCCGTGGTTACTGATCGTTGTCGGCTGGTATGGGATGGGAAAACCTACAGAATAGATTCGTGTAACCGATCCAAGAGAGATGGGAGTATTACTATTACGGCTTCCATATTGGATGAGGGAAGCGGTTTCGGGTAAGCCGAAAACAGGTATTTATAGGATATAAAAAGGGCGTTTCCTAAAGGGGCGTTTGAAAGTTGTAAATAAATAGAAAAAATATGGATAATTCCAAGGAGAGAGAGGTAAGATACATGACCGGTGACCAGTTCCAGCCAAAGATCCGCGAGGCGGAGGACGGGAGTGATAGCCGGGTAATCGAGGGTTATGCGATTGTATTTGGCGTTGAGAGTCGTATGCTTGTGGACTATTGGGATAACTACCGTGAGATTATAGAGCCGGGAGCCATTACGGAAGACGAGTTGAAGCGGATGGATATAAAGATGACATTGTGGCATAACCGCGAGAGGTTGCTGGCTCGTTGGAACAGGGGTGAAGGATCGCTTTCGCTTTCTGTGGATGAAACGGGTGTAAGATATAGATTTACAGCTCCAGCGACTCAGGATGGAACTACCGCATTAGAGTTGGTAAAGAGAGGGGATTTAGCCGGTTCTTCATTCACATTCTGGAGCGATGAGAGTTCTTCGGTCAGGTATACCAAGGATGATGATGGTGTGCTGTTACGACACGTTACCCGTATTGACGAGGTTTTTGAAATGACTATAGCTTCTGATCCGGCATATGTGCAGACCAGCGTCACAGCCCGGGAAGTGGAGGCTTCCGGTATTGTGTTGCACCCAGATCAGAAGAAACGGGAAACAATTGAGAAAAATGAAACCGCATATGCGGAATTGAGAAAGATAGCGAATAAGAAAATTTTTTAATCATTTTTGTTTATGAATAAAGGAAAGAAAGTGAATGTACAACAGTACATTACCAGACGAGAGGAAATCAAGGTACGTCTTAACGAGATTGTAGATTTGGCTGAATCGGAAAACAAACGTGCGTTTACCGATACTGAGAATGACGAGATCGAGTGTCTGAAACGCGAGATGAATGCTTTGGATGTCCGCATAGCGTGTGCTGACAAGAGCGGATATGTGGAAGTCACCGCCCGTGAGCTTGCGTTTGATGCGTTTATGCGCGAGCATATCAATTCTAGAAGTTCCCATCCGCTTAAGCGTGAGTTTATAGGAATGATCAGTACGGGAGCGCAGCCGATGATCCCTCTTACTATTAATGACATTATCCCTGCATTGGAAGAAGGTCTTATCATTTCTAAGCTTGGATTACCGTTACGCACAGGTTTGGCGGGTGATTATTGTTGGCCGACAGTTTCGGCAGTTGAAGCAGAGGTAGCCGGGGAGGCTGTAGCTTTGACCGACAAAAAAATCGAGATCGGTAAGATTGTACCCAATCCTCAGAGAGTGGGTGTTACCATCAAGATTACAAGTCAGACAATCAACCAGACCGAGGGGGTGGCATACGATGTTGTTAAGCAGCAGATACCGATGGCTGTAACACGGACGCTGAATAAGCTGATGTTTACAACTGGGAAACAGACGCATAAGTTAGTAGGACCTTTTTCTGAGATCGCGTTCCCGGGAGGAAGTCCGGGCACCCCAAAGACTATCGCTGAGTTAAAAACTATGGCTGAAAAGAAAAATGCCCGTTTTATCAAGTTTGCCAACTCGACACCGACATTTAAGGAATTGGTATTGATGCGAGCATTGCCATTGATGAAAGGTATTGAGGGAAGTTACATGGCTTATGTGATGGATGAATACACAAAGGCGGTATTGGAAACTACCGATCGAGGATATGAAGGACCGACAAATCCGGGTAACACGGGAAGATATATTATCGAAAATAATACCATTGCTGGTGTTCCGGTTTTCTGTACGAATTATATTAATACAGATGATAAGACCTATATTGGTTTTGGCTCATGGGGATATGAGCCTATCGGGCAATTCGGTGAACAGCGTTTTATAATCAATCCTTATTCGGAAGACACATCAGATGTTGTTCGCTTGACCCTTAATGGGGATTGGGCGTTTACCACATTGCGTCCTGAGGCGTTTACGCTGGGAGAGTTACCTGCCGAAGGGGAATGATTTATTTACCCGGGGCTACGGCTCCGGGATAAAAATACGAAGTTATGGGAATAATGAAAAAAATCCTTGAGAACAATCGGGGGAAGCAGATAAAAGGGGTGTCATTTGTCTATGAGGGAGACGAAGTTATTGCCATGCTTGAAAGGATGCGTAAGTCCAAGGAAATCAAAAAAAACGAGATAAAAAAAGAGGTACGAAGGGCATTAACACCGGAGCGGAAGTATGTGCGTAATGCAGCAAAAGCCGCAATGGGTAAAGATCCCGGAAGAGCGTACATGGCTGTAAAGATGGTTGTTTACCGTGACGGGAACGGCGGTATGCTTAACATACTTGATAGGGGAGATGCAAAAAGGCTGGCATTATATAAAAAACCGAACGGCGGTGTGTCGGGCATAAGAAGACGTAGATATGTAAGCCCGGAAACGAAGAGGTCTAGAGGCTATAGAGGTGCGGACAGGGCTTTTATCCTTCGGTTTATAAATTCAGGGACAGAAGACAGGTATACGAAAGTTAGACGTCAGGGAATGAAAAAATCGGCATATCGCGGCTCTTTGTCTGCAAGTAATTTTTTCCAGCCGGCAGCGGAATCCGGCATGGCTAGAGCCAGCCTTGTATTGTCGGAACGGATTGCAAGAATAATACAAGAAGTAAGTGAAGGAAGATGAGTTTATTTATAAGCAAGCATATTATTAGCTCTATACAGTCTAATAAGGCTGTTACGGAAGCGGTGGGGAACAGGATATATCCGGTTGTTATCCCTGTGGGGGCGCCGGAGTATCCGTTCATCAATTTTACGAGTTCTTTGGATGGTCCGGACGAGACCAAAGATGGATCTTGTGCGGATAATGTATCCACTACTTTGGTAGTTGTGTCAAAGACGTATGAAGTTGCTGTGAATACGGCTAATGAGGTGCGTTACTCTATTGAAGGGAAGACAGCCCGGTATGATAAGTTTGAGGTCATTGATAGTTCTTTTCTGTCATGTATTGAAGATTATTTGGTGGATATAGACGCATTTACTATAACTCTTTCGTTTAATTTTAAAACAATTGATCTATGAAAACAAATCAGATTATGATACGTCCGATGGGTGAGTTTAAAGTAGTTCAACGGACAAAAGATGCGTTTTTCAATGCAACAGAATTATTAAAACAGTGGAACCAATTAAAAGGTATGAGGAAAGAAGTTAATGACTACTTCGATTTGTCTTCTACTAAAGAGTTTATTTACACTATAATGAAAAGGGAAAATTATGATACGGGTAATTACCCCTATCATAAATCAAGAGCAAATAAGGGTGATAATGCGGGTACATGGATGCATCCACTGCTTTTTATTGATTTTGCAATGTGGATAAATCCATCATTTAAATATGATGTTCTAAAATTCGTTTATGACGAAATGATAAAGTTCCGCAATCTTGCCGGTGATGCATATCCCAGAATGTGTACGGCTGTTTGTTCTATCCTTCCAAAGGAGGTATTTAAGCAAAAAGTTAGTGATTTGGCAAAATCACTCAATATCATTGTGTATGGCAAACATGAATCAGAAATGCGTAATAAGATTGGCGATGAGGCTAAGATACGTGAGATGTATGAACTGGAACAACAGATAGCCCAATGGATTGAGCTGGGATTTATTAAAAATTATCAGGAATTGAAACAGGCACTAACGAAGGTGTATTATCAGAGACACCCTGATGTATTGCCTATGTAGATAACTTATTGAATATAGCACTTAAGAATAAATTCATAGTAAAAATCAATTGTTTTACGGATTCGGTTCGTGAGAATAGAATCTGTTTTTTAAGGAATTGTTTAACTTTTAAATTATATAGATTATGTCAAAAGCAAAACCTTTGAATGGAAAGGATTTTATGATTTTCGTTGCCGGAAAGGCTACGGCTTTGGCGACAAGTCACAAACTGACACTGACAGCGGAAACGGGAGACGCTGCAAGCAAGGACGATGGAATGTGGGATGAATCGATAGTTACGAAGATGGGATGGGAAGCATCTACAGAGGCGTTAGTGAGTGCTGATGCTGATGTGGAAAGTTTTGATTCTCTTTATGATGCTTTTATTGCCGGTGAGGCGGTTGATATCATTTTGGGAGTACCGGCTAATTTGACCAATGACGGTGTTCCTGAAAACGGTTGGGCTTCTCCGGCTACGAAGACGGGTCAGAAGTATTACAAGGGTAAGGCTCTGATTACATCTCTTGACCGTACTGATGCCAAGGGTAGTAATTCCACCATGACGGCGCAGTTTAAGGGACAAGGGAAACTGGAGAAGGCTACAGGTGCAGGAGGTTGATTTAAAGCTGTTGGGCTATGAAGAAAGTAACGATCAACAATGCAGAGTATACATTAAGGTATACTCTGCGCGCCTTATTTATATATGAGGAAATTACCGGGAAGTCTTATTCCGGTGACAGGATGGTTAACAGTTATATCCTGTTATGTGCTATGCTGATGGCGAATAACAAGGATTTTCCGTTAACGTTTGATGATGTGATAGACGCATGTGATTTAGATCCGTCCATTTTCGAAACATTTTTGGCTGTTTTGGAGGAAGAGAACAAGCGTATTAGTATGATTGTAGGGAAAGATGATAAAAAAAAAGCGATGGGAAAGAGAACGAAGAAGTAAGTGTAATAAGGTTGTATGAAGAAGTTGTCGGTCGTGGAGGGATATCACCTGATTACTTCTTTGACAGTATGACTTTTAACGAGTGTGCTGCATTTATAAGGGGGATGAACCGGAAGGAGCAGGAGGCATGGGAGCGCACAAGGATGATGATGTATACTATCGCACAAGTGAATTCTACGGAAAGCCTCACACCTGAATTGCTGTTCCCATTTCCATGGGATGAGGAACGGGAACCGATAGAGATAGATGAGAATGAGCTGAAAGAATTGAGAGAACGAGCAAAAAATATGGAATATGGCAAGTAATGCGATTGTAAGATTGTTGTTTAACACCGCTGATTTTGATAAGAACATCAGAAGGGCGAAAGGTGAGATAGGGAATTTTGAAAAAAGCATAACAAGTATGGCCGGCAAGATAGGACCTGCTCTAAGTGGTTTTGCTGCTTTCGCTGGTATATCGGTAGCCATTGGGGATGTGGTAAGGACTTCTATGGAGTTTGAAAAGTCGTTATCTTCTTTGAAATCCTTAACAGGTGTGACAACGCAGGAGCTTTCGTTTTTTAAAGATGAGGCTATCCGTTTGGGTAGTACCACCACGCAGACTGCATCTCAGGTGGTAGATGCCTTTAAGCTGATAGGATCTCAAATGCCAGAGTTGTTAAAAAATAAAGAGGCTTTATCTTCTGTAACGGAAAGCGCTATTATATTAGCAGAAGCCGCAGAAATAGATGTTCCTGAGGCCGCTAAAGCGTTAACAGGAGCTCTAAATCAGATGGGCGCTTCTTCTAGCCAAGCTGCTGAATATATCAATATTTTAGCGGCAGCCTCTCAACAAGGCTCTGCTGATATCCCATATCTGAACAAGGCTATAGAGAATGCCGGTGGTGCTGCATCTTCTGTAGGTGTACAATTCAATGAATTGGTAGCCGCGATAGAGGCTATTGCTCCTAAAATAACGGATGCCGGCAGTGCGGGAACTAATCTGCGTAATATATTTCTCACTTTGGAAAGTAGTGCGGACAAGAACTTACGTCCTTCCGTGGTCGGGTTGTCACAAGCTGTGGAAAACCTTGCAGCAAAGCACATGAACGCTACAGAAATGACGAAAATGTTTGGTAAAGAGAGCGTAACGGCTGCTTTGGCACTCGTTTCTGAAAAAGATAAATTTATAGAGTTAACCGATGGAATAACAGGAACAAATACTGCATTAGAACAACAAAAAATCAATAATGACAACTTAGCAGGATCTATAGCGGCATTGCAATCTGCTTGGGAAGGTTTCATATTAACGCTAAACAATTCTTCGGGTATGTTACAAAGCGTAGTTGGTTTTTTAGCTGATATTGTAGATGGAGCACGAACGGCATTTTCTTCATTACAAGCTTTGGACGAGTCTAGTTATAAGAGCGAAGGTCAGAAATCGTTTAGATCAGAAAAAGTTCAAAACGCTATAAATGATATAAACGAACTGGTAAAAGGAGGAATGAGCCGGGAAGATGCCTTGAACTGGGAAGAGAATTTAACAAGAGATCTGTATAAGAGAGCTGATTCGTTAGAAGAAAAAAAAGAAGCCTATGAAGAGGCTATGGCAATATACAATGAGAGAGGTGGACAGTGGGACAAACGGGCTTACGAGCAATCAAAGGAAGTGTATATGTTAGCTCGGAACGAAAAGCAAATACGTGATGAAATATTAGATTATATTGAAAAAGAACGACAGAAATTAAAAGGCGTTGGTGATATCCAGAAGGAATTAAACAAGGGGGCTACTGTGGGTACTGGGGAAAAGAAAGGACCTACGGATTTGCAATTAGCTGCATTTAATGCCGAAGGATGGGCTAATGAAGAGGTAAAAGGGCTTCATAACAAGCTAAGACAGGCTATTGAGAGTGGAGATAAAATAAAGATAAAAAATATAGAGATTGATTTGGATGAAGCTATAGATGAAGCTAAATTACCTGATTTGTCCAAAAAAATTAAAGAAAACGAAGATTTCGCAAATTCGTTAAGTGCCATAGGTAACGCTTTTGGTAGCATGTCTTCAATGGCTGATGGTGCCGCCGGTTCTATCCTGTCTTATTTCGGGAACTTAATGAACTCTGTGGCTGCCGCGATTCCGGCTATTGATGCTCTTAATGCAAAGAAAAAGGAAGAATCTGTGGCTAATACGGAAGCAGCCGTAACCGGAGCCGCTTCGTCTGTGGCTTCCATTCCGTTTGTTGGTGCGGCTTTGGCTGTAGCCGCCATAGCTTCAGTTTTGGCTGCTTTAGCCAATATTCCCAAATATGCAACAGGTGGTATAGTGGGAGGATCATCATTTTTCGGTGATCACATGATAGCACGGGTTAACAGTGGCGAGATGATATTGAACCAGTCCCAGCAAGGTAAGCTGTTCAATATGATTAATAATGGTGGTGGATCCAATCACATAACGGTAGACGGTGAGGCACGGGTAAGCGGTAAGGCTATGTATATAACAATAAGGAATTACATGAAGGCTAACAATATAAAGTGGTGATATGGGGCAGAGATATAACATACATTTTAAAAATTACAGAAACACAGCCTATGATGTAAAGGTCTATATTGATGGCTATGTGGGACAGGTGACGGAATTACTGGGCGCAAGAAGCGCATTTGTCGTAGAGGGGAACGATGAGAACTTTGTATATGAGCCGATAAGAAGTTCTACGGCAACATTGACCCTTCTTGGTAGTGATTTACTTCTAGACCTGTTTAGCATTAACAACCAATATGCACCGGTTAAGTTGTTCAAGGGTGACAAGTTAATGTGGACGGGGTATATTGTTCCGGAGCAATTTACGCAACCTTATAAGCCTACACCGGACAATATCAGTATTGATTGCATAAGCGCAATAGGAACGCTTGAGAATATACAATATGAGAAACAGACAGAGAATGGATTTATAACGGCGATAAACCTCTTAAGGTACATTATAAGATCAGCTAATGGGGGATATGAGAAGATATATATACCTTATGTCTATGGATCGTCAGAAGTGAATTATTCGACAAAGAAAAACATATTCGATGAGATAACTCTCGCAGAGGAAAACTTCACCTCAGAAGGGATGATGTTGGACGAGGTACTAGAATATTTTTGTCGTTTTTTTAATTGGACTTTATACGATTACGAAGGTAGCCTGTATTTTGTAGATGCAGATTGGAAAGGGGAATACTTCTCGTATGGCGAGGATCTTGTTACTTATGAGATGGTTACTCCAAACACTGTATTGCTTCAGGATATCGGCTTCGGTGGTAGTGATCATACAATAGATGTACTTCCGGGTTATAATAAAGTTACCGTTAAGGCAATAAATAATGTTTTTAATGAATTGGTGGAGAATGAAGATTTAGAAACGTTGAAAGAAAATGGTTACCAAAGTGTAAGTTATGATAAACTGTCAGGGGATGATGTTAAGGTGGTACGCAAAAGGTTTTTAATTCCTGAAAAATGGGAATTAGACTCTTACGATGGCGATACAGGGGAAAAACAAGATCCGAAAGATGCAATGAATAATTCTTTCGGAAGCGCATTGCTAAAAATTAGTGAATATGGGGGAAAGTGGGAAAGATCGGATTTTATTCCTGACATTTCTGACTATTCATGGACATTGGCCGTTCAAGATAGAGTGAAAGGGCAGCAGTTTCAGGAAAAGCCGGGGGAGGCAATGAGTAAGGATTTGGTTGCGATAAAAGGTGCTAAGGGAGCTGCGTGGATGAATGGAGCATTAAGTATTGACGGTAGTATTATAGTTCCGTGGGACGATGCAAATTTAGCGTTCTGTAAGCCTTCGGGGAAATCCGGGTATACTGATATTACTTATGTGCTAAGGATAGGAGATAAGTATTGGAATGGAAGTTCGTGGGTTGACAGTGAGGCTGAATTTAAGATCAGATATGAAAACGAAAGCGCAGGCTCTCCATTAACTGTTAAGAATACCAAGTCACCTGATATGCCGTATTCTGGTCTGTCTGGATATATTATTAAATTGCCGGATAATGCACCGATTATAGGGGATTTATCATTAAAGATAAGAAGGACAAGTGAAATAGGATTTACTCCTGAATCGGGAGCTGGGAGTATAAAATTTTATGGATATATATACAAGAATCCTAATCTGAATTATAAGAAAAAAGACGGAGTTGTAGATGAAGGTGAGAACGGGGATCGTGTATACGAGAATGTAGTCAATGAAAAATTTATGTCCGAACTTGACGAGATAGAATTTGGCATAAGTAGTTATAATGAAGACGGGGCGACTTACAGCAAAGCTCTTTTAAATGGCAATTTTTTAACAAACAACTTGTATTCGGCAATAGAAGGTACGCTTGTGCGCCCCGAAGAAGCGTTGATCAGGCGTATAATTAACCGATACCGAGTAACCAAAATCAAGTTAACTCAGGTATTAAAAAACAGTGATCTCATTCATCCTTTCACGGTTTTGTATGACAATTCTATGGTTAGTAAGAAATTCTTGTTATTAAGTGGTGTATGGGATTACGAGCAGAATACAGTAACATTATCAATGATAGAGAATGGCGATAAAGTCAGATATAAGAATCATAAGTAAGGTAGTACCGAGGGAGCGTGATGGGAAGTATGTTCCCCGCTCTGTGACTATTATACAGGGTGGCGGTGGCGGCGGTGATGTCACCAATGCCGATCATGCCAATTCCGCATATACGCTAGATGAGGACACACCTGTACATAACTGGTTCTTATCCGCGCTGAACGATGATGATGCGCAAGGCATAATCAATTTTTTCAAAGGTCTGAAAATAGCCGGGAATTTGATAAGCCGCATTGTGAAGCAGGGTGACAAGGATGTTACCTACACCGATGAAGACGTGATGAGCGCATTACGTGTAATGACTGAGATAGAGAACAGTGCGGAGAAACTGAAAGAGATATTCTTGCGGAAGGACGTGGCGGATTCCACTAAGTACTTGTTATCCTTACTGGGCGGAGTCTTGATTAAGAAATATGCCAAGTTCGGTGATTTCGTTACCGGCGTATTAGGTGGATACATAGACGAAAAGGGTAATCTTGAAATGGAAAGCGGTGTATTTCGTAAGCGTTTGTTTGTACCTGAAATAGCCTATAACCGTACAACCTATTTCAAAGGACGTATGGTAAACTCCCCCGGTGGTGGTTGTACCGTATTGTCATACGTGGATAACGGCGATGGAACCTACACCATCACTCCCGATCTGACGGACGCGGACGGATTGAGCCAGTTTGTTGATGATATCCTTACCACCTATTTTGTGACTAAAAATAGCGAAGGCAAGCTGAACGGCTTTGAAGAAATGAAGTTCCGGGTGACTGCCGCAGATTATACAGCCAAGAAGTTTACTGTCATTCCCCGTCCGGGGCATTCTGACTGGAAACCTGCCGAGCAGATGGTATTGGCACAAACAGGTAACTTTACGGACCCGGAACGTCAGACTTATATACTTATTGATTCAGTCAACGGAAACAACTGTATTACATTTTTTGACAATGCCAACACTTGGGACCCGGAGCCGGCGCAGATGCCTGCGTGGTTCGGCAAAAAAAAGGGCATGACCGTTAACGGAATTGATTGCGAGAAATATTCAGCCGTGTTGCAACAGGTCCTTTTGACTGGGCTTATCTTCCAGATAGATGAGATAACGGGAAACAAGGTTCGTGTACCCTTGGACAAGGGTGAATGGGTTGCAGGGAAGTACGCCTACTATGACCGGGTGTCACATAACGGGGCTTTGTGGTTGTGTGTTGATGATAATGGAACAACAACAGAACCGTCAGATGATAATCCGGTATGGCTGAAACAAGTGGCCAAAGGTGACAAGGGTGATCCGGGCCTGTCTGTAGTAGGTGGCGGTCATTGGGAATCCGCCAATACCCCATACAAAGCCAATACAATGGTCACTCTTGCCAACTGTGTCTTTATATCCAAGGTGGAAACCTCCAATCCTCCCATCAGAATATTGCGTATCAAAGGTGGCAATTTCTTAAGAAAGAAGGACGGTGGTTATTATCTTGCCGGGAAACCTGCCGACTGGGAGGTTAACGAGGATTGGGATATGTTGCTTGACGGGCGTGAGCTGAAAGGCGAGAGCATCACCTTCCTGGGTGAATTTGCCACGGCTCCTGCCAATCCGAAAAATGGTGATTCATACCGTAACACAACTGACCGCGCCACCTACATCTATCAGGACGGAAGATGGCAGCTTATGATATCGGACGGGAAAGACGGTAAGGGCTATGAGTATATATATACAAGAGGCAATATCATAGATAACACCCCTGAAAAGCCGGACAGTCAGCAGAAAGATGGTTATGTTCCGGAAGGCTGGACGGATAATTATCTTGGTACGGACGCAGACCATCAGGTTGAATGGGGTTGTACACGTTTTAAGGAAAATGGCGTATGGTCTGAGTTCAGTGATCCGGCTGTGGTGCATCGTTGGAGTAAGGACGGGGAGAATGCCATCATGGCAGACTTTGATAACGAGATGGTCAATGCAGCCCTTACTTCAGACGGGAAGGTCGTATCCTCACAGACTTGGAATACAACTGTCAGTATGTGGTATGGAACGGAGAAGCTCACGCTTGACAGCATCACCTGTACACCTGACACAAATCTTCTGTGTGCGACAGACAAGAATACGGGAGTGGTGACAATATCGGTATCTGCCGGAGCTACTCTTGCTGCGACAAACACGGTGAAGATCACAATCAGGGCTACAAAGAACGGGCAGCAGTATTCCCGTGATCTGACATTCACTGTAGCCGGGGTCCGTGGAGGTGCGGACGGTTCAGATGCCGTGCTATACAGTATAATCGTTTCTGCCACTTCTGTAAGCAAGGACAAGAATGGGAAATACAGCGTGTCTTCCGTATCATGTTACAGGCAAAAATCAGTGGGTGGCGTGATCTCCACCACAACGGACGGTACATTGAAATACAGCATAGACGGTGGAACAGAAACTACCATAAACAACAATACAGCCATATCAAGCGGAAACTTTACGAAGACATTGAAGTTTATCTTTTACGTGAATGACCAGATAGTGGATGTTGAAACCGTTCCCATGCTTTCTGATGGAAAGGATGGTGCTGATGGTGAGAGCATCACAGCCGCAGGTCATTGGGGATCCGCCAACACTCCGTATGCGAAAAACAGCACAGTATCGTTTGCCGGAGGATCTTACTTAAGCAAGGTTCAGACTTCCAATCCACCGCTTCCGGTACTTCGTGTGAGAGGTGGGCGTTACCTAAGGAAGAAAGATGGCGGTTACATACTTTCCGGGAAGAGATCGGACAAGGCTGTCAACTCCGACTGGCAGGAAATGACTTCCGGTGTCGAACCGTCCGCTTCGTATTGGCTTGACAGCCCGGTAAGCACAATAAACTTTACCAGTACGGGCACACCGTCACCGTCAGCGTTTGTCGTTACCATGAAACAGAATGTAGGCGGTAATGTGAGCGATACGAACAGGTTCTATCTTGCTGCACGCAAATACAACGGAAGCTGGCTGGCTCACGTAGGTGCTACCCTAAGCAATCAGATATCCGTACCTGCGACAGCCGGATACACCCAGTTTACCGTCCGGGCTTATCAATCCGCATCGGACGCGAACGCGTGGAATAATAATTTTGTCGCTGAAAAAGGGGTGGGTGTAGCTAATGATGGTGCCATAGGAGCAACCGGAGCAACAGGGGCGTTTCCCCGTGACAGAGGTGTATTCGCATCAGGACAGACTTATGTCTGGAATGCGGATTACCGGGATAAGGTCATATATCTGATAGGGGGAGTTTATTATAATTTCCTTGTAAAGAATTACGGTGCTTCCGTTACCGCTGCACCCACATCTGTCAACGGTGATTCCAATTGGGAAGCCATGCAGAAGTTTGTGAATATCGCTACTGACACCCTGTTTGCCGATGGTGCGAATGTAGCCGGCTTCATGTTCAAAGACAAGGTTCTCAAATCTTTTAATGACAAAGGTGAAACTCTTCTTATCAACGGCGTAACCGGGTATTTAAAATGTAAGAATGCAGAGATAACCGGAACTATCATAGCGACAAAGGGAACAATTGGTGGATTCAATATTGGTAGTGACTTTATCGGCAGCACTAATATGTCGGCTGTGAATGTTGATAACTTGTTGCTGCAATACGACAAGTTTGAAATGAAATACGAACGATTCCAATCAATAGACGGACATTTATATCAAGGCATTTTGAATACAGTAATTAGAAGTGGAAGTATAACTGTATCATCAACAGGGGATGTTTCAACAGCGGATGATACCCTGTATGTAAGATGTGGAAGTTATATTTTTTCCGTTGGGCGATACGGGATTCGCAAGTCAACGAATGGAGGAAGTACTTGGGTGGATTTATAATATTAAAAATATAAAATATGAAGATAAATTTTAAACAGTTCCCCATGTACACGGGGATAGACAAGAAAGAAATGGTTGCCTGTGATGTGGCATACAGCCTAGCGAATAACCTTTATACCAAAGTGCCAGATAATATCGGAGCGCATTGTCTTTCCGAGAAGATCTATAATGCGGAAGGTAATGTGGACTTAAGCGGGCAGGAGATTGACATTATCCGATATGCTTATCCGACATTTACTGGGGCGTTTGCCGACTCGTTTGAACATTATTTGAAGACATATAAAGAGAAGGAGGAACAACATGAAGATTGAGAATTTGGAACGCGCCAGCCAGATCAATGACGAACTGGCGAAACTGAAGCTGGCTAAGGAAACGTTGAATAACGGAGGCTATGTCCGTATCTACAGCAGCGCCCGGTCAAGTGCCGGATGCGTGGAACTGGATATAGCAAACTTCAATGGCGAAGTGAGCACGTGTATTGATAACCATATCGCTGAACTTGAATCTGAAATAGAAACGCTATGAAAGAATTATGGCAATTAATCAAGATGCTGTTCTCAAGCAAGCCGGGTGATTTTGATACTCCTGAGCTACTTCCCATGAAGCATTATCCTTTCAAGGGATACCGTTTCATAATGTGGTGCGGACGGATGATATACCGTGCCGAGAACAAGGAGAACATAGATAGGTATATGCAGACCTATGCGGGTAAGGAAAGCCTGACGCACGAAACCATACACCTGCGTCAGGCACAGGTTACCGGCTCATGGGTAAAATACTATTGGCGGTATTTTGTCGAGTGGATCAAGGGAAACCCTATCTGCCATCCTGCGAGTTCAGCGTATTATACCATTCCGTATGAAATGGAGGCGTATGCCAACGAAGGCAATCCGGATTATCCCGTGAACTATACCGGGAACAACCTTTCCCGGTACAAGATAAAAGGTGGCAGGAAGAAGCTGTACAAATCGGTTGGCGGCACTTCAAAAGCGTGGAAAACTTATATTAGAACTTTATAAAAATTGATATTATGAGTAATTTGAATTTAGAAAATATAGTTGGCTTTAAAGCTGTGGATAAAGACGGCAACGAACAAAATGTGACAGTAGATGAAATGGTGGATATGGTTTCCACAAGAATGGTTATGGCTTTGTCTGAAACTTCAACATTTGCCGCCGCTGCTGCAACAGGAAATGATGTGTATGAGAATGAACTTCCGACAGTGACGGATGCCGCAAATGTAAGAGTTTTACAAAGTAGCGGGGATGCGGCAAAAATGACGATGCAGTCGCTTGCATCAAAACTGGGAGAACTGTTAGGGATAAATCAAATGTTAGGAGATAAAGGATATCCAACATCATTTGCATCGGCAACTGAGGTTGGATATTATACTATTGACGACAGATTAACTGACAGAGATACCCCTAACGGTCATAGGGCATGGGGAGGATTATTGGTTTTTGGGCGTTTGTTTATAACTCAAATATACATTCCGATGAATGATAATGTTTTTTATATAAGACAAAAATTAGGAGATAATTGGGGAAAATGGGCAAAATACGAAGGTGTTTTTGTATAGAAATTATAACTTAAGCTCTTATATTTTGTACTTCTGGGAG